CTCGATTTTCAGTTCTCCACATCATATCATCTCCCATGATAGCTAAGTGAACTTCTTTAAATTCCTCAAAGTTCATTCCATTTCTCATTGCATGTAACATGCAAATTAAAAGATAACCGAATGAATTATCTGAGGCTGTATTAGTATGTCCGGTCGGTTGACCGAACAAATTCACTACTGCTCCTCTAGCATTTGCCTTCATACAGTACGCCATATCATAGTACCTGTTCACAAGTTTACGTAATTCAGCAGGTAAATGTTTACTTCTGAAATCACGTATAACTCGAGCTATGGCAAGAGAAAAATGTGCATCATTTGCAGCACCATCGGATTGATAACACAACCCCTTGGCATTATAAAACTCTCTCCACAGTTTACAAGCACCTGCACCAGGTGATTGCAACCCAATCTTAATGGGATAATCTTCACTACATTGTGCGATTGCTTCGTTTTGAGCTCCGAACAATCTGTTACCAACTGCTACCATGGACATGTTAGCAGGGACAAAAAGACGACTATCTTTTCCCTGTTTTCTACACTCATCTTTGAGTGTAACAGAAAAAAGTTGAGAATAATTTATAAAATCATTCTCTAAATCATCATAAGTCATATGTTTCTTGACTTGTCCCTTATATGGCCCATAAAGTTTGCAGTATGGAAAACCTGACGCTTTGGTATCAACACATGCCTCAAGAGCTTCCTCTTTAGACCAAGGTTGTTTATGGACTATATGTCCATATAAAGCGTCAAGCCAGTGAATAAGTTCAAAATGTTCATTCTCAGTTATTGTAAACTGATCATGTTGCCATTTTAAAATCCCATTTGTGACCGATTGCATATCAAGCGGTGATATGCCATACCCTTCTGCCTCTATCAGTGGTTCGTATGTTAACTTTGTACGAGGTAAACCACTATCCTCTACAAAGTCGGTAGCCAATTGCTTAAGTAACGGGTGCAACCTTAACGACGGTTGCACGTTTTCTTTTACCTTTCTGATTCGCTCCTTGGTGTCTTTGAGTGGGCGAACTCTCACGGGGACGAAAAAATTTTTCACACAGTGCTTCAGTGAAGTGCCATGCAGCATTTTTGCGTCCTCCGATATTATGTACACCAGCAACTTTACCTTGCTGGTCGAGTACCAAAGCACCAGAATCTCCTCCCATCGTAGATGCGGAGTAAGCCAGAATACCGTCTTCCAAGACAGCTTTCGACTGACT